CTATTAAGAAACTTAATGAAGGAGAAACAGTATTTCTATGGGATAGATTTAAGCGAGATGTTAATTTGCCTTACAGAAAAAAATGGGATTTAAATGATGTAATGATTTGGTTAAGAGATAATAAAATGAACACACCAAATTTTAATAATTATTTTTCAAATGATAAACTTGATATCATCGATATATAAAACAAAAAGACTATCATGGACACAAGAAAAATTGCAAAAGATTATGGATTGCGTGTCATTCATCTAAATAAAAATAATTTTAAAAAAGTAATAGAGAAATATGATATTAAGAAATGGGAACTTAATGATAATGCATTTCTTATAGAAGATGAAATTATAATTTTAGGATTTTATAAAGATAAATCACATAAAAATGCAGCATTTTTTCATGAAATAGGCCACACTTTAATAAATGATAAATTTTTAAAAATGGTAAATGATGATATTCAATTGATTGAATATCAAGCGTGGATAGAAGGATTAAAAGTAGCTCAAAGATATGGAGAAAAAATAGACAAAAAGACATTTAAATACATTTTAAAAGCTCTTAATAGTTATTATAAAAGTGCATTACATGCATATAATAAACAACCAAAAAATAAAAAAGAAAAAATGAAAAAGAAACTTGAAACTAAAATGCAATTTTCATTTGAAGAACAAGAAGATGTTCCTATTTTTGATGTTGATATTGATTTTAAAAAGATAAAAAAGAAAACATTGAATGTAAAAGCTAAAATAGTAAAAATTAAAAAAAGAACAGACTCATCAATAAATTTATTTTAATACAATGGATAATTATAATTTGAAAGATAATCTAGAACAACAAGAATCTTTAGAAGAAAGATTTTCACGTGAACGTTTAGAATGGAGTGAAAAAATTGCCGAGATATCTTTAAAATTAAAAAATATAGTAGCCATTGCTGAACTTATGACAACACTTTATACCGAGCGTCAACGGGCGGTTGAATATTATCATTATATTATTTCGTTATTAAATGGATTAAATAAAATATATAATAAATCATATGCTGAAAAATATGATTATTATACAACGAAATCTCAAATAAGATATCCTAATGAAACAACAAAAGTAAATAAAATACATGTTGATTTAGCTGATATTATTGAAAAGAGACAAGCGTTAGATAATCATTCTAAATTTATATCTTCTACTATTCAAACTTTAGATAATATAATATTTGCAATTCCAAGAAGAGTAGAAATAGAACAAATACTAAGAGGAAAATAAAAAATATTTTTTGTGAAATTAAAAGTTGATGATAGTAAAAGATTTTTAGTTATAGTTGATAGTACAGAACTTGAATATCAACAATTAGAGCATTCATTTACAAAACGTGTAATGAATTGGGCCGCAATACGTAATAAAAATAGTCATCAACCTAAATCATTTGAGACAAGATTTGTAGATCATTATGGTAGAATTCCTATTGGACTTTGGTCTGAGGTTCAAAAATTAGCAAAACAATATTTATTTACTTTAGAAATAGATGGTATAGAATATCTTTATAATAAAAACTATGATGAATCAGAATTCATCGAGTGGGTAAATACATATTTTGAAGAATCTGAAAAGCAACCTCGTGATTATCAAATTGAAGGAGTGTCACGTATATTGAAATATAGATACTGTATAGAAGAAATTTCAACATCTGGTGGAAAAACTCTTATGGCATTTATGTTATTTCGTTATTTAATGGAAAAAGGTGAAATTAAAAAAATGCTTTATGTAGTTCCTAATATTAGTCTTGTAACACAAACCGAAGAAGAATTTTATGAATATGAAGAAAATTGCGGCAAAAAACCTACCTGGAAATCTCAATGTGTATTTGGAGGTACTAAAAATGATGAAAGTGATAAAGCTAATATAGTATTTGGTACATTTCAATCTTTATCTAAAAAAGGATTAGATTACTTCACTAAATTTGATGCAGTGTTTATAGATGAAACTCACCATGCTAAAACATCATCTATAAAAAATATCTTATTGAAATCATATAACTCTAAATATAGTGTAGGCATGACAGGAACGCTTCCTCCTGAAGGATCACTTGATTCATTTACAGTTCAATCATATATAGGACCGTGTGTTTATATAGTTAAATCGGCCGATTTAATAGCTGCAAATTTTGCAACACCCGTAAAAGTTATAGGAATTGAAATGGATTACCTTGATGAAGAAGTAAAAAGAAGATTATATAATCTTAGAAATGTTGCAGCAGATGAAAAAGATGGTGTTAAATTATTAAATCTAGAAAAAGATATAATGCGTGAAAATAGAAAAAGATTAGTTTATGTATGTCAAACTATTTCAAAAGCTACTAAGAATTCTTTAGTATTATTTTCAGATATTAAAAATGAATATGGTAGAAATATATTTAATTGGTTAAAAGAAAATACAGACAAAACAATTTATTATATAGATGGTGAAACTAAAGCCGATAATAGAGAATATTACAAAAAACAAATGGAAAATGAAGAAGGTGTTATTATTGTAGCAAGCATGGGAGTATTTTCAGAAGGAATATCGATTAATAATTGTCACAATATTTTTATTGTTGAATCTTCAAAAAGTGAGTATCGCGTCAGACAAATGTTGGGAAGAGGTATGCGACTTATGGAGGGAAAAGAAATAATGACTGTGATAGATTTTTGCGACAATTTTGAATATGGAACTAATAAATTTCAACGTATAAATTATTTAAAAAGACATTATTTAGAAAGACAACGTATATATAAAGACAAAGGATTTCCATTTAAATCATTTTATATTAAGTTTTAAATTTACAATTTTTATTATGCCATCTTGTTACAGTTGAAGGCGTGCATTTTTTACCACAATATATACAAAAAACTTCTTTATGCCTTTTACCTTTTAATGCCATACTTTTTTTCATTTTTGTTTCTTCAGATTGTTTTTTTCCAATTAAACATTTAGAAGTATTTATTCCTATTAATTTTTTTGTTTCATCAGACATAGGATGATTAATTCGTCTTTGTTCCCAAGCTTTTTTCATCTTATTTTTTGTATTATCATTACGTTTTTTTCCACGATTCGAATCTGCTCTTTTTTTCTTTGTTTCTTCAGATTGTTTTTTTCTAATATTTGATTTACGATTTTTTTTCAATAGATTCTAATGTGTGTTTCTTTCCATACATTCCATTTTTTTCACCTTTTGTAGCATAACTAATTTTTTTCTTATGTGATTCTGACAAAGATATGCCTTTTTTAGAAAAAGGTCGACCCATAAGTGCAATACTGAGTTTTTTTCTTGTTTCTTCTGTAATTGGTGTAGATGAAATTAATTTTCTTGCATATTCATAATCTCTTGATGAAACAATATTTCCATATTTTTTACTAAAAGACATTTTATGAAATGCACATGCTATTTTTCTATTTCCCTTATAAATATATGTTAATAACTTATGACATACAAAGTGTTCTTTTGCAGTTAAAAGTACTCTGTTTTCTTTTTCTTCTAAACCATTTAAACATCTTGGAATTATATGGTGTTCCTCATAATAAATATAATTAATATTATTTTTTATTAATTTAATTCTATTTTCAAATTTTGCTTTATGAATTATGGATTCATAAATTTTTTTGTAATTCGTAACCGTATTTTAAATATATATTCATGCATAAATATGCTCAATTTACATAAATTATAAAAACGTATATGTGTGTATAAAAACATATTTTATTTAATAAGTGCACATAAAAATGTATAAAGCGAAGTTTTTTACTTAGCCTTTTTGTTTTTGAATATATAAAATAAAATTGTTTAACATGAGAATGAATGAAAAATTTATTCAAAATTCAGATCCAATTGAAGATTTAAGAATTGGAAAAAAACATTGGTTCGATGAAGTTGAAAGAATATTTAAAGAAGATGTTTTTACAAATGATTTAAGTGTGTCTATATATATGAATGTCGCACATGATAAATTAGAAGAATTATTCAAAAAAGGTTTAGATCCTATGAAAGCTTCAGATATAGTTTATAATGATAAAGATATAATGGATCAGTGGAAAAAAAGAATGCGCATGGGATATCATGGAGAACCCATGGATGATTTAAAGGCCAATTGCAGAAGCTGGCAAGAAGGAGCAAGTATAAAAGATGTTGAAAAATTAATAAGATATCTAATAGATAGACACCCTGATTATAATGAAAATGATTTAAGAGATATGGCATATGATTGGTGTGGAATAGACGATAAAGAAAATAAAGATTTAGATGAATCTTATATAATGAAATCTTTATTTGAAGGATGTGGATGTGGTAAAAAAAGACCTCCAATATCTGTACCAGGAGAACCTTCACCGATAATTGAAAATCCTATAGAAGATATAGAAGAACCTATACCAATGCCTCCACCACCCCCACCATTTCCAATACCTGAATCATTAAATGAAGGGTGTAATTGTGGCGGCAGAAGAAAAGTAAGAACATTGTTATCGTCAATTAATAGGCCTCGTCCAAAACCTACAACAAAACCTATAATAAGACCTCGTCCTCAAGGACCTAAATTACATGAAAAATTTACCGAAGATTCTGATCCTATTTATGATTTAGGTATAGGTATACAACCAAAAGATTTAATGAGAATAAAGGATATTATTAAAAAAGCCCGCGGTTATCGTTGGGAAGAAAGAAAACTTGCAGAAACAATGTGTAAACTTATAACAGATAAAAACAAAGCATTCAGACGTTATTTAGCAGCAAAATCTATAAAAGGAGATGATTGGGATGTAACAAAAATATTTTTACGTAGAGCTCAACAATTAGGGCACGAAAGAGCATTAAAAATACACGAAGATTTAAATAAAAAAATTGTTATGAAAAAACTTAACGAAAAACAAAATAAATATGATATTAAAACTATTGCTAAAATAGCAGTAAAAATCATAGGTAAATGGATTCATAGACAAGATAGTCAATATTTTGATCAAGAAATAAATTATCTTTTGAAAAAACAATCCTCTTATGGAGAATTAAAAGAGTTTATATATGATTTTTTAGATGCACATATTGATACATTTTTTACTATATTTACAAAGTATAATAATATCGAAAGATTATTTTTAGAAGAACATAAAGATGAAATACTTGATAATATTATAGAAGAACTTGGTAAACCTCCTACAGAAAAAAGTGATGTTGAACAAATAATAAAAAGATCAAAAGAAAAACAAAATGCTCCTAAAGATTATTCTGAAATGAGTCAATATGATCTTAAAAAAGAAGTTGATAAAGCTTTAGATGCAAAGGATTTTGATACATTAAGAAAAATACAACCATATCTTAAAGAAGGTTTTTTAAAATACCATGTGAATGATTTTCTTAATGAAAATAGAGATGATGAATATATAATGCCAAAACTTAAATAATTTATTGATTTAAAATAACGAAGGAGAGTTATTTCTCCCCTTATTATTTTAATTTTAGCTTATTTTCTACCTCTTCTTTGCATTACACCAACTCTTGAAGGCGTATTCATTTGCATTGGTGGTCTTGCATTCATTCTATTCATAGGTCTTGCTTGTTTATGAAGTTGATCACGATCTCGTTGTTGAATATTACTACGATTTTGAATTGCAGTTTCATTAGTTGTAGTATCTTGATTTTGGTTTCTCATTTCTCGTTTTTTTACTCTGGTTATAGTTCCTTCTCCAGTATTTATGCGAGTGCGAACTCTTTTTTGAACCATAATAGGATCTTCTGTTTGTGTTTTTACTTGAGTTTGAACTTGTTCCTGATTTTGTTGTTTAGTTTGAGTTTGATTTCTTATTGGCTCTTGAGCCATAATTGCTATGCTTATTAAAAGCAATACTACTAAAGTTGATAGTTTTTTCATAACATTTTAACATCTATTTTTTATTTTTATTATTTTTTATTTATCTTCTTGAGCCAAAACTACTTTTACTTGAACTTGATTGGCTACTATTATAAGATGAACTACTTGAGCTTCTTGTAATTGAACCACCACTATATGAAGATGAACTTCTAATAGGTGCCGAGTAACTTGAATTACTACTTCTTGATGGAGTTGAATAACTTCTACTCTGTGAAGGCAATGAATAAGTTCTTGTAGAAGTAGATGTTCTTGGCTGAGAAGTTATATTTTTATTTTGTGTTTGCGGTGTTCTATTATTATTATATAATTGTTGACTAGATGATTTTATATTTGACGGCGTTGTATTATTATACAATGGTCGTGTTGATGTTGAAGGCGCATAATAAGTAGGATTATATGTTCTACTATTTTGTGTAGTTGTAGTTGTTCTACGTTGATCTTGTGTAGTAACAGATGTATTTGTACTAGTTCTTGTACGTGTAGTAGTTATATTTGGATTTACAACAGTAAGT